TCACATCAAACTGAGCATAAGTTGCATTCTGAGCAATATTAGCTCCGCCGCCTGTGGCATCAAGATTTTTGTTTGCAGTTTGATCATTTTCATACAAAGGAGCATCTTGTTCAACAAAGCTAGCAAGCGAACTGTTAAATCTTTTTACAACTAGATCTGCACCGAGGTTAACAGCAGTGGTTTTTTGCCATATGCTTCCTGTTGGACGCGGTGTAGTGTCAGTGCTACGCCATCTTGGCACTGTTGTATGAGCACTTTGTTGAACCACTGGACGGGCATATGTACCTGCAATGATACCAACAAGTGTAAGAATAGTACCAGTGTTATTGGTAATATCAAGTATGCCATCAGTGGTGCTACCGTCGCTGGCAGCAGTCAAGTCAGCGTAAATTTCAAGTTTGTTGTTTACAACATTTGCAGTTACACCAGTGATACTTGCAGAGTTGATGTTACTTGCAAGAGCACTTATAGTTGTTCCGGAAAGTGTTACCACTGTACCATTGATATTGATACTGTTACCATTAACAAGAGTAGGATTGGTTTCTGTACCTTGCACTGCCGGGAAAGCTTTTGCCCAGGTGCTGCTTCCTACCAAAGCCCAACCTGCTGAAGCAGTATCACCGCTTACTCTAGCTGCTTTATAATAAATTGGGTTGTTAACATTGGTTGTTACAACAGCATAATCGCCGTAGTTACCAATGCTATCTTTTGGCACACCAGTGTCAAGATCGCTGGTGCTGGTAATTTGTATTGGCACCTTGTTTGTAAATGCCGCTGTACTAGCATTCCATTCAAAAATACCATACAGTGATGAGTTTAGATCAAACCAGTAAGTTCCATTATCTGGATTTCCAGTTGGTCTTACAGTTGTTGCTGTTAATTCAGCAAGATCAATATCTGCTCTAATCACATAAGCACGATTGGTTACGCCTAATACACTGTATGCAGCAAGCAAACCATATTCGTTTAATTCATAACCATTAATTGGTGTGCCATTGGTTGTTTTATAAAAAAATGGGTTACCAAAAGTGGTTACAAGATCTCTTTGACTGGTGATCAAAAACGGAACGCCAGCATTTGCAGCAGTTGTACCTGCAGCTATTCCAGTGCCAGTGCCACTCTGCTTATTTTGTGCAGATGCAATCATCAATGTAGGAATAGTTGCAGCCGCAGCGGGTAGATAATTCGATTCGTCGATTACGGTGACTTCAACACCAGGACTAACTAAAGCCATATTCTTTATCCTCTTACTGACTGTATTTAGTGGCGATGGCAGAAATTTGCTTTTGTTCCTTGCCCTTACGTAAGGACTAAATATTTTTATGCGTAAACTATGCCCTACATGCAAGCAAAGCCCGGTAGCAATTAACTGTTATAAAAACAATAAAACTTATTATCGAAGTCAATGTGATAAGTGTATTCGTGCTGGAAAAAAACTACCTAAGCAAAAAAGCAAATGGAATAAAGCTGGTTACAAAAAGAAAAAAATCTGCGATCGTTGCGGATTTAGAGCAAAGTACAGCAGTCAGATCAGTGTGTATCATATAAACAGCGATCTCAATGATGTGAGTTTTTATAATCTAAGAAGTATTTGTTTGAACTGTGCAGAAGAAATATACAAAAGCGGCAGTACGTGGACTAGCGAAGATCTTTTACCAGATTTTTAACTTGTGCAGACAAATCTTCTAAAGTAGTATTCTCAATTATTGTATCAAATGCATTGTCAGTGTCTGCCCAACGCCATTCACTTTGATGAATTTCAGGATATGCAGTTTCCATATGCTCATGCCGATCGTAAATAATCCATTCTTGTTCTGGATCTACTGTGTTTGTTTTAATTGCGGTATCCCACCAGACCGGAAGAGGTCCTCGACGAATTTGCCATACATATCCTTTCATGTTTTTTATCATTTGTACTTCGTTGGCAAATCTAGCATCTGGAATCACCCAGTGTGTGCCAGGGTCAGCTAATAGTTGTTGCTTTACTATGTTTACCCAGATATTATCGTTGAATCCGTTTCGCATACAATCAGTGCCAAACAATTGCATCAGCAACCGTGGAGTAATTTCTTTTCCTAATTCGTTACTCCAAAATTCATCTGGTTTTTCACGCCATAAACGACTACGATCTGTATCACCTTCAAGTAAATCACGTGGCCAACTAAACAGTGTTGCTAGACCATCTTTTACACGATCAGCAAATGCAATTTTTTTAAATCCGTGATTTTCTACTAATATGTCAGCAACGGTTCCTTTGCCTGAACCAATGAGTCCACATATTCCTACTATCATGTAATCCTCTAACGATATTTGTTAAGACGAGATATTAATTTGCTGGCTGGATTTACTCTTTTAGTTTTCTTTGCTTTACGTGCCTGACGCACTTTGGTTTGAGCCCGAGTTTTTTTCATGCGGATGGCTTGAGCCACGTCTGGAGCTTTTGAACAATCGGTTACGTTTGGTACAGTGCGTCCGGCCCGAGGTCCGCTCATACACCGCCACTTCATGCTTACTTTACCACTAGGACTGCGTTTCCAAACCATCTTGTGCTCTAGTAGATCGTTTATTTCAAACTCTTCTGATCGCATTATCCGATTACCCAAGTAAGTGGTTGTGAACCATCGACATAGTTATTGAGTTCTTCAATCTTGCTGTCCATGATGTTTTGCCCTTCTGCTTTCATAGCCGCACCGTTGAGTGCAGTACCGCCTTGTGGACCAGCAATGGCTGCAAACTTTTCTCTTGCTTCGCCAATGATAAGCTTACTGGCACCAACCATGTAATCTCTGATCCACTGAGAAATTTGAAAATCTTGTAATAACACAAATTCAGGTTTCAGTTGGTATGCCCATAACAATACTACTTCGCCATCTGCTCGGATATTGCGTATCAATTCTAATTTTTTAGTTACAGGATTAAACGTATAATTCATATAACCGCCAAACATTCTAGCGGCTAGTTCAACGTATTGATTGTAAAAATCATAGGTAGCCAGTCCGCCGCTGGCATTGAAGTTTAACAAATATACATTCAATGTAGCTGCCGAAAACGGATCAAAACTACTACTGCCAGGTCCTACAGCGTTACCAATTGTTCTGCGGAAAACTTGTCTTACACTTTGCACATCAGATGGTAATGTATAGATGTTTTCATTTTCAACAAGTTCAAGGAAAAGATAGCTTTCTTCATAGGCGTTTTGAGCACGTTGTCTGTATGTACCTATTGTTTTTTGATACGCAGCTTCGTAGTGAGCTGGATCCAATTCAATATCTATAATTTCATCGCCTAGTTGTAATCGAACATAGTCAATGAGATCAGATTTAAGTGTTTCTAATGAGCTATCTGCCATGGTAATTCCTGTGTAATGTATTTACCGTGCTCGCAGAATTACTAAATTCTCGTTGCCTCTACCGTTAAATTTAATTTCAACTGCTTTAATATTTTTAAAATATTTCCGAGCATTGGGAACACTTGCTTTCATGAACTCCTTGAGTTGTTCATCTGGCTTGCGTAAAGTTTTTTGAACAGTTTTAGCAGGGTCGAATCCAACAATTGAATTGTTTTTAACTGTGAACGTCTTCATATGAGTATCAGCTGTAATCTGAATCAACTTGCGTTTTTTAATATCGTACAAGAATGCTTCTCCACATTCTACTAGTTTTACAACAGGAATGCTCTCTAATTTCAACTGAGGGTATTTGTCTAAAAATTTAAATTTTTGTGTAAGCTTCTCTGGAGAAACTGGTTTTTTCTTTCTAGGCTTACGAGCTACTTTTTTACTCTGTGAATAACTGTTAACGCCGGCAATCACTGCATCAGCAAACTTGCCAAGATTACGCAGTTGTATCTTTCCTAAATGACCGTACGCTTCAGCAAGGTCTGGATCAGCTTTATCAACAGCATCTTGGTATTCCTGTTTACGCTCAGTCCATTCATCAATGACCATGGTTGCCATTTGAGCAGGTGATTCATGTTTTTCAAATATACCCAAAAATTCAGGAACATCTTTGCATCCATTGTCAATGAAATCATCGAGCATGCCTTCAATCTCACCTAATGCTATATTCATTTTAATACGCATGCGATCTTGTATACTAAGTGTTGGTATTTTCTTTGCAACCAGTACTTGTTCTTGCACAGATGATTCTACACATTCTGCAATATGCTTTTCTAGTTGAGCATTTTCTTTTTCGGTTAACTCAAGCCCTTTGGTTGCCATTCTAGCTAACCATCCATAAGTGGTAAGATAAATGCTGTCTAGGCCATGTTTGTAAGCATCGGCTTCGCTTTTGCGATCTGCATTTGCAAGGTATTCTAAAACAAAATCTTTTGCTTCACTACGACTAAGATGATAGTTATACCAATCAAATGCTCGTCCTATAGCAATCCGGCGGCTGCTCTCGGTGTCGTCCATTGTAGGCTGTGAAGTCCACTCCGGCTCAGGGCCAGTGTATTTGATCTGATCTGCTCGAAGTTTTATCTTGCTTACAGTCACTGTCATACTTGCTCCTTTTTAACTACTTTATATAGTTTAAGGCATACCACTCTATTTGTCAACCTTAATGAAATCAATAAATACTTAACAGGATTAATTATGCCACGTTTAAGTTTATACAAACCAAACAAAGCCAACGACTACAGGTTTCTTGATAGAACAATTAGAGAAATGTATACTGTAGGTGGAGTTGATATCTTTGTTCACAAATATCTAGGGCCAGAGGCCACTGCTGATTTAAGCAGTGCTGAAACTGGAGATGCTACACAACCAGCTTATAGCAGTGAAAATCCATTGTTTATTGAAGATTTGCTGTTGTTAGAAAATAGAGATAGAGTATACGACGAAGACATTTATGTAATGCGTGGCGTATATACTATAAGTGATGTAGATTTCGATTTAACTCAGTTTGGGCTGTTTTTAAACAACGACACACTGTTTATTACTTTCCACTACAATGATATGATCGACACATTTGGCAGAAAACTCATGAGTGGGGATGTTCTCGAACTACCTAATCTAAAAGATTATCATCCGTTAGATACATCACAACCTGGTCCATTACCACGATATTATGTTATACAAGATGCATCATATGGCAGCGAAGGCTTTACTCCTACTTGGCATCCACATCTATGGCGTGTAAAAGCAACACCAATGGTAGCGGCCCAAGAGTACAACAGCATTTTGGAAAAACCAAACAGTGCTGGCACTGACTGGGATCCAGGTAATTTTTACCCGCAAGGCACTGTTGTAATGTCAGGCAGTCAGCAATATACTGCATTAATAGATGTTCCAGCTGGCATAGAAATAACCAATACAACTTATTGGCAAACCAGTACACCAGCAACCCTATTAAACACCGTAAGCACAAAAACCAAAGATCTCGAAATCAATGATGCTATACTTACTCAAGCCGAAGCAGAAGTTCCACTCAGTGGATATGACGTAAGTAAGTTTTATATTTTAGCCACAGATGAAACTGGAGAGCCTACAGTTCCTGCTGGTAGTACACTAGCTGATGGAAGCACTGTAAGCAACAACACTCCAAGAGCAGACGGCTATACAATGGGCTATTTGACAGGTGATGGTATTCCACCAAATGGATTGCCGGTTACACCAGGAGTTAGTTTTCCGCTTAGTCCAGATACAGGTGATTATGCATTACGACTAGACTACAAACCTAATAGATTATTTAGATACGATGGCAAGAGATGGATTCATATTGAAAGTGCAGTAAGAACTGATCTTACACCTGGTGCAGATAATAAAACTCAGCGTAGTGAGTTTGTAAACAATGACAACACTGTACAAACCACTGATAGAGGATTAATCCCAAGTAGGCAGAGTTTGAGTGATGCACTCAAGCCAGAGGAAGATAATTAATGCAAACTTTTTTTTATGATGAACAAATACGTAGATTTTTGTTACAGTTTACCCGTATTTTCAGTAATTTCCAAGTCGAGTATGGTAAAGATAATACAGGAGCCCCTACTTTATATCGTGTTCCTGTACGTTATGGTGATAGCAGTAGACAAGTTGCTACTATAATACAACAGAACAGTGCTGCAACGCTGCCTGCTACACCGTTGATGACATTTTATGTAAGCAATTTAAACTATGATCGACCTAGAATGCAAGAGCCTTATCATGTAAACAAAATGCAAGTGCGTCAGCGTAGCTACGATACTGCTACAGAAACCTTTGATACTACACAGGGTAATGCTTTTACAATCGAACGAGCAATGCCTGTGCCTTATGAGTTGGAAGTTCAACTTGAAATATGGACTAGCAATACTAATCAGAAATTACAATTGCTAGAACAAATACTCACGCTGTTTAATCCAGCACTTGAAATCCAAAGTACCGACAATTACATTGATTGGACCAGTCTTAGTGTTGTAGAGTTGGATAATGTGACATGGACTAGTAGAACCATTCCAGTTGGAACAGATGATCCAATTGACATTGCTAGTTTACGTTTTACAATGCCTATTTGGATAAGCGGACCAGCTAGAGTTAAAAAACTAGGCGTTGTAGATAAAATTATTGCAAGTGTTTTTGATGCCAACGGCGATGCAAATGATGCAATAATTAACAATGATCTGTTACTTGGCACTCGAGTAAAGATTACTCCGTACATGTACAGTGTTGTGGTATTAGGCAATCAAATACAGATTATTACAGAAGAACAAGTTTCTAATACTCCAAATAACAGTTTAACACCTCCAACAGAAAATTCAAATAGCGAATTTGTATGGTCGACTGTAATAGATCTATACGGGGAAATACGAAGCGGTATAAGTCAAATACGATTACAAGACGACAGATTGGATACTGAAATTGTAGGAACTGTAGCTCCGCATCCTACTGATCAAAGAATCTTGCTATATACCATCGACAGTGATACATTGCCTACTAACACATTAACTGCAATAACAGCCATTATTGATCCTGTTAAAAGTGGTCCTGAATCAGGACTTCCGTCGCCTGTCTCTGGCACTCGTTACCTACTCACTGACGACATTGGAGATTCAGATAACACTGATCCAAGTGAATCTTGGGGTAGCTTGGTGGCTAAAACAAATGATATAATAGAGTATAATGGCACCAGCTGGACTGTGAGTTTTGACAGCGACACAACAGACACTGAATATGTAACAAATGCTACAACTGATGTTCAATATGTCTGGACAGGATCTAATTGGATTAAAAGTTACCAAGGCATTTATAGAGGTGGAGATTGGAGTCTAGTGTTATAAACAACACAGGTGTGTTGTTTTATAGTCAGTCTACTGACCGTTTTTTATTTTTAATGCGTAATAATTGGCGTAAAACTCGTTACTGGGGCTTGCCTGGAGGGAAGTGTGAATTAAACGAGAGTTTACTAGATACTTTACAAAGAGAATGCATTGAAGAAATAGATTTTTGGCCAGAAAACCCAAAGCCTATACCATTGGAAAGATTTTACAATTCAGTAAACGGATTTACTTATCATACCTTTATAATTGTGATTGATGAAGAATTTATGCCAAAGTTAAATCACGAACACACTGCTTACGCTTGGGCAAGTTTAAAAACTGTACCAAAACCTTTGCATCCTGGATTATGGAACACTATAAGTGTTCGTGAAGTTAGGAAAAAAATTCAACAAGTTCAGATGTCGGCTTGAATTACAAACTGTCTATAGGTGATTTTTTCAACGTTGATTTCTGCTAGTAACTGTTTGGGAACAGTATTTTCATCTGTAACAAATATAAATTCCGTGTTATCATAAGTGCGTATTAACTTATGTAATTGAGTCATTTCTGAGGTTATATCAGAGTCTATGTCTTGATCAAATCCTAATAAAAAAATCTCGTTGTGTTGGTGGAAACAAGCAAGGTATACACTTGCTACAGTTTCAACAAACTGTGGATTGTGTGGCAAAAGATAGAATTGTCCAGGATAATCAATAATTCTACGAGCATTTGTGTATATTAAACTTTTATCAACTAGGCCAGTGTTAACACTATCATGAAGAAACTGTTTGGTATTACTTACAATAAACTGAGCTGTATGTTTTGGATAAACAGCATGTCCATAACTTTGTAAACTTTTGCTGCCAAGCAATCCACCTTTATGATTTTGTAACAGATTTATTCTATCAAAATTATTTTTGCTAGCACCTTTTCCTACTACAACAGATCTACCGCTGATGTGTTGATTTATTACACTGTTCTCTATCCATTCACGTTCTTGAATTTTTTGTCCGCCACGTATAATTTGTTTGGTTATAATGTATTCGCCTACGTAATCTTTTTGGAATCGTTTTTGCACTATAAACTGCCTATTAAAACTTCTATTGTGCCAATATCATTGCTGTTATAATTTTCTAATGCCTTGCCAATTACACATCCTGGTAAAAAGTCTCCAGGATTGAGTCTAGTAGCAATGCCAGGTACATGACTGCTGGTGAGTAGATCTCCTTTTGCTATTTCTCCTACTACAAAACACGGAACACGACCTCGCAGTGCAATGTATACTCCATTTTCTAACGCAGAATTCATTTTAAATGCAGGATCAGTGGATACTACACCAGCTATCCGTGGATCAGCATATTCAGAACTAGCTGTAACTTCTGCATCTCCTCCAATAATTAACACAAGACCTGGAGCATAAACTTGATCAGGTAAATATTTTTCTGCCAAGTCAGCGTATTGTGCTGATGTTGCTACACCTTGAAATTCTGTTGCACTTATGTTGCCAGTGGTTGTAATGTCAAATGCTTGTCCATCTAATGCACCGCCTAGTTGTGGTGTTGTGTCTTCTACAATATTTGATAATGTACCTTTAGCATCTAATTGTGTTTGAATAGCACTGGTTACGCCATCTACATAATTAAGTTCTGCGGCTGTTGCTGTGACTGCTGTTCCGCCGATGTAAAGATT